GTTGTAAATCCGAGTACCGGTGCTTTTGATGTTTACGTAAAAGGTTCTCTTGGGACAAGGCAAGGTGTTTATAGTTACAGTCCAGCAACAGGAAAGGCAACAGCACTAGGCGATGGCACATTTTTTAAGAGAGCATTCACAGGAGATGTAGGAGAAGCTCAACTCAGAAATTTAAATGCAGACATAAAAAGAGCTACCCTAAAAAATTTACAAAATCATGCAACTGATCCTATAGCACAAAAAAATTTAAAAGCGATTAGAGAAACAGCAGGATATCAATCACTATCAAATTCTGCACCTGAAGAAAAAGTAGATCCGGAAGATTCAGAAACTCCTGTGGTGGGTGACGGGGAAAATCCCCCAGGTGGAAATGGCGAGAGTGAGAGCACAACAGCACTAGAAACTGCTGATGCAGAGGAAGTAAATAAACAACTTATAAACGCAACAGGAGGAGCAAGGAAGGGAACTAGAAATAAATTTCCAGATAATTTAAAGTATCCCATAGATCTGGCAGAACAAACTCAGGACTTTTTAAAAATTGAAATGGTCAAGTATGTTCCAAGAGGATTTGGTCCTGCAGAGGGGAGTAGTGCTCTCGGTCTTAATCCGGATAAACCAACTGGAGAAACCATTGGAAGATGTTTCCTACCCATTGCTAGTGGCATCAAGGATGTAAATGCAGTGTCATTTGGTTCTCAGAATATGAATGTCATTGAGGCAGAAGCAGCGTTCGCCGCCCTTGGTTTCATTAATGAGGGTCCGGAGGGTATGACAAATGCAGTGAAAAGTATTACATCCAGGATCACTGGCAATAGTTCTCAGGTTAAAGATGCTCTAGCTGCATTTTTTGCTGGTGCAGCAACAGGAACAGGTCAGCAAATTTTGCAGCGATCAACTGGTGCGGTCTTCAATCCAAACATGGAGTTGCTGTTTCAAGGTCCGTCACTGAGACCCTTTAACTTCACATATAAAATGTCTGCAAGAAGTTCAGAAGAAGCAGATATGATCATTAAGATCATCAGATTCTTTAAGCAAGGAATGGCTCCACAGAGAACATCATCAAATCTGTTTCTTAAAACTCCTCATACATTTAAATTGGAGTATATGCAAAATGGCAAAGCACACAAATACTTAAATAAGTTTAAGGAGTGTGCTCTACAATCACTCTCTGTTGAGTATGCACCAGAAGGGACATACGCGACATTCAGTGACGGAAAGATGGTATCCTATCAACTTTCATTCACCTTCCAAGAGGTTGAACCCGTATTTAATGATGAGTATGAAGAAAATGGTGACACTACAATAGGTTTCTAAAATGCCAAATCCTTACTTCCGCAATCTACCAGACTTTGAATATGTTAATACTACCTCTGAGGGTAGGAGCATATCAGATTATGTTACTGTTAAAAATTTATTTAAAAAAGGAAAACTAAGAGAAGATATACTTCAAGAAGCAACTTTCTTTACCAAATATATTATTCAAGGTGATGATCGTCCAGATAATGTTGCCTCTGAAGTTTATGATGATCCAACATTAGATTGGGTTGTCTTACTCTCAAATAATATCATCAATGTCTATAATGAATGGCCATTGTCACAAGAAGCATTCAATGAGTATGTGACAGAAAAATATAGAGATTTGTTTGAGGATGAACCAGCAGCAACTTTATACTCTGGAATTCATCATTATGAGTCTAAAAAAATAGTCAATAGCAGTGGCGCTGTTATCTTTCCCAAAGGACTACAAGTTGATGATGGTCAAGGAGTAACTTACTATGATTATCAACTTGAAAAAGAAGTTGTGATATCAAATCTTGCTATCCCAGTCACCAACTATCAGTATGAAGAGAAATTGAATGATGCTAAGAGAAATATTTTTCTTCTTAAACCAGCATATCTGAATGTTGTCTTTGATGATCTAGAAGAAATAATGACATATAAAGAGGGTTCCACCCAATATGTGAGTGAAACCCTTAAACGTGCAGATAATATTAGACTATATCAATAATCATTCATCGGCAAGTTTCTGGAAATAAGAAAGAGCATCGTCTTCATCTTCATCCTTAGACACTACCGGTTCAGGTGCAGGTGGTTTGCTTGACTCAAAGTTAGGAGTAAATGAACCACGACCCTCACTCTCATCCTCAAGTTCCTCATCGAAACGAGGACGGGATGTCTTTTGTCCGAGAACAAGTTGCAGACGATTCTGCAGTTGCTCATAGGTCTTGAACTGATCAGCAGCAGTCAGAGCAGCAAGAGAATACTGCTTTTTCCACAGTGCTTCCAGTGCATCGTCATCATCAAGCAGAGGTGACACACGATCAAACTCAGACTTGTCATAGTTCCAGTAACCATCCTTACGGACGATCTTCAGTTTGAAGTTAGCACCTTGCCAGAAGTCAAAGGGGTTGATGGGAGTCTCATCCTCAAACTCAGGTTGCATTGCTTCCATGATCTTGTCAAAGATCTTCTTTCCAAACTTATAAAGGAAGACTTTACCTTCGTTCTGTGGATTTGACTTGTCCTGCACAACATAGATGTTGGCATAATAGGACAGTTTACGCTTTTGCTTACGTGCAATCTCTTTATCAGACTCAACACCAGAGTTCCAGAGTTGACTGTTGTGCTCTGACACAGGATCCTTTTGACCAATAGTAGTCAGAGAGTTCTCGATATACCATCCACCAGTGCTTTGGAAGGCATGAGTATACATCTTAGCCCAAGGAAGTTCTTCTCCATCAGGGGCAGGCAAGAAACGAATGACTGCAAAACCATTACCAGTTTTATCTACTTCAGGTTTCCACAGACGGTCATCACCACCGCCACCAGTATTATTCATCTTCTCAACTTCCTTCACCAGTTTAGAGGTAAGGGAACCAAGACCAGATTGCTTTTTAAGATTTGCGAAAGACATAGGATTAATTGGATTCGTTAGATTTGGCTTGTGTGTACAACGGTATTATAGTCTCAACTATTACCATTGTCAATCTGCTGTTTCATAATTTTTAGCATCTCTGACATATTGTCAAACACTACATTCATATCAACATCTTTTGAGATGCCCATCATCTGAGCAGAATCAGTAATTCTTTCTAGCATCATCTTTGCTTCTGGATCATCAGATAATGACAACCTAGCATAAAGAATCTTTTGTTTCTCTATGAGTTTTTCCAAGTTAGAAACTTGAACTAATTTATCTTCATTGCTCATGTATGGAAAATGCATGAACTTACCATAAACTTCATCTTGAAGTTCACTTATTTCAGTCATCTCTGACCTAACAATTTCAGAGTCAAAGAAACTCATAGGACTACCTGCTTAAGAATTTTTTTATAACGTTGTACATCAATATTTAGAAAAGGAGAATATTTTTTCATTCTCATACTGACGGTTTCCCACACTGGATCTTTGAGATGAGAATCAAAGTTCTCTCTGAATCCCAAAATCTTGTCTAGGATCACTAGAGTTTCAATTGATATGTTTTTTCTAAGATATTCTTTTAAAATTTGTGGATGTCGTGTGCCATCCATGGCGAACATGGAATCAAAGTTACCATCACTGAAAAGAGATTCAGTTTCTTCTTTGAAGACATATGATAGTGATTGATTTCTTTTCTTCCACTCTGTATATCTACCCTCACCATCCTTAATCATTTCACCAATCCAAAGTTTCCCTGGATCAGTGCAGGTGATGAAGTTAGATACAAAAAACTCAACCACCTCTTGGTCTGATTTGTTTCTTGCCAACTTCTCAAACCAGAATCTATCTTTTCTTTTATAGAAAGATTGAACAGTCGCACGACTCTTGCCACGATACTTGTGGTAATCATACTTGTCCTTGGTGAAGTGATTCTTCATCGACAAGTAACATCTGTAGGCATCAAATGGCATCATAAAAAAGTAATAGGGTCAATTTTTTGGCGGAAATTTTTTCGCCCCCTTTTGAAATTAGAAGACCAATTTTGCGCGAGAGGTCTTCTTCAAAAAGTTCAGTTCCATTGCTTCATATTTGATCTTTTCCTTCAGTGGTTTTGAAATCAATTTAGGAACAGAGTTTAAATCAATAGAATTAAG